CGGTCATCGACGTACTTTCCATCCTTCAAACCTAGGTTAATAGATCCATTTCTAAGTTGATAAGGGATCTCAAGGTCTGGTGGAGCATTCGCGGGTTTTTTTGGTTGACGAAGCGCCATCGGAGCATGTGTATGATTTACGTCATCAACAAAGTATGGTTGAACTACGCTACACATCCAATAGCCTATTTTCTCTCCACCTATTTTCGGATTTTCATATACAACCCAGACCAGTTCGCCAGGTTTACACGGCATGGATAAGTGTGATGGAAAAAAAGGAAGTAAAAGTGAAGGAGGCGTAAGCGAAGTTTCTGAACTGGATTTTTGTTGAGCTATTATAGTGTTTCTAGGAAAAATTCTTGGAAAATCTTTAGCGTCGTCGATGTTTGGCGCAGTTAGATATCTAGCAGACCAGCTCATTCCTAATTTTAGAACATTCTTCCAGTATAAGACTTTTTCTTTAGTTATTTTTTTTGGATCAGAAATTACTTCCAGTACGATCATTTGTTGGAAGTGTGGAAAAAAATTATTATCTACCTGACGTGCTTCTGCAGTACTGCGATACGCGCCGGACTCGCCTTGAGACAGTATGCCCTGTAGTTTTCTATCCATAATGTTTCATCCGTTTATTCTCTTAAACATTTCTTCTGGATCTATCTCGTCGTTGGTTTTTTCCGCTTTAGAAACGAGCTCTGCGAGTCTAATTAGTTGATCGTTAGCTTTACTCATTTTTTCGATATAAGAAGCTAACGACTTTCCATGTACCGCGTGCTCTGTACTCTTATCATCGACTATTTTTACTAATTTTACGAATAACGAATAAGCATTTTGCCTATCGTAAATTGCGTTTTCGTATATTTCTTTCCAAAGTTTTTTCTTTTTATCAGACAAATTCTCAATTTGATCTAACAAACTAGAAAAATCTCTTACTTTTTCTTCTAATTTTAATTCGCTATCTTCAGATATAGTTTGCATATTAGCCGTCTTTTTGATGTTCTATTTTTACTTTTCTATAGTATTTTTTAATGACTTGCATCGTAGTCGTTAACTGCTTCGGACTAAGTCCAGAAAGTTCTCGCATATAAAGTAATATTGCATTTTTATTCAACAGGTCTATGTCGTCTATATTTTCAAATATCGTGATAATAGAATTTATGCACATCAATTCGTTTTCAGTTTTTGCAATATTTCTTATGTCATATAAGATAGTTGTTATACCTTCTATCGATCTAATATCTTCGAACAGCAAATCTTGAGAGGGTAGGGTGTTATGCTCATCGACTATGTTTCTTTCGTAAGTAGACATCAAGCTAGAATCATCGAGTGATATGTTTCTCTTCGTTTTTTGCGATTTTTGTTTAGTCTTTATTATTAGCCAGTTTTTTGCGACAACATTAAAATAAGAAAACGCATTTGTTCCTCTGGCTGCATCAAACTTACCTATAGTTTCAAAAAGAAAATTGACGCAATCATTTTTTAGATCATCATAAGAATCGTACAGGCCTGCAAACTTGTGTATGTTTATCAAATTTTCTACCAGCTTTTCAAACGCAGGAAGTATTTCTTCAACATAAAGTTTATCCCGTTCTTTTTTGTCGTTGGCCTCTTGAAAAGCGACGATCGCTCGTTGCGTATCAGAGTTAAAATACATTTTTAACGGATCTATTTTCTTTGTCGCTTTTTCTGGCTTTTTTTCGCTCTCTTCCATCTCGTGATCTTCCTACGCGTTATTACTTTCTACTTTATCGACATCTCTTATTGTGTCTTTTTCGTTAGTTAGTTTTTCAATTATTGAAGACACGGTTTGACGAGCTAGCTTCATGTCATCAACAAGTTCTTTGACGATATGATCGTCAGAAAATAATTCTAATTTTACTTTTTTATCTAATTTTTTATGACAAGCTTCAAGATCCTGCAACGAAGACTCTAATAACTCTAGCATTTCTTCTTGTTGATCTAAAAACTCTAGATTTTTCTTGACGCTAATATATGAAATCACAGTAGTAACTGTTAATAATAACGCTAAAGAGAAAATAGCGAATATCATAAAAATTCTTTTGTCACCTCATCATATTTTTTTGATATCGAGGTAAAATCATAATTTATTTTTATCGTTTCGGCTAATTCTTTTGCCCAATCTTTCGGGATAGATGGTGATGATTTAAATTTAGTTATTTTCTTTTTTGCGTCATCTTCTGAAACTTCAGCCCATTTCATGTGCGACAAAAAGATTTTATTATCAACTCGAGAAGGATGTATTGGTTTTAGATTATAAGAAATATTTATAAACTTACCTTTATTCATAAAATCTAAATGACCAGACCAGCCTGTCGTTATAACGGGTAGTCCACTCGCCGCAGCTTCTAAAATTGGTAGACCGTAACCTTCTCCACGAGTTAGAGCTACTAACGCTTTAATCTGATCGTGTTTATAAAGCGCTGCGACTTCTTCGTTAGACATATCGCCATGCAACAAATGTATTCTTGGAAAGTCTCCTTTCCTACATTCTCTTACTAACGTTTTTACTAGCTGTAATGTTTTATTTTTATCTATATTTGTGTTGCGACCTGTGTTTGTTTTTATGACTAAACCCACGTCTTTATCGTCTTTAAAAATTTCGCACAACCACTTTATGGTAAAAAACAAATTTTTACGATCGTTGTGAGGATTATCACCAGTCACCTGACCAAATAACAAAAAATTAAAATCAGTAGAAAATTTTGGCAATTTTGGTAATTGCTCATCTTCTAATAAAATTTCGTCGCTAAAAGATTCGGGTACGACGACTACAGGCTTTTGTAAATTTTTGTGTTTCGTCAGCGTAGTAGCAGCGTGGATCGATGGAACTATTATCAAATCCATTTTATTACAATCGTCTATCCAGGAAGGATTACATATATCCGTTTCGACTGACGCTGTCATTCCAACGTTAAATTTTGCTATCGAAGGATCCCATTCATTCGGTAATTGTAGTTGAAAAGAAACATCGTATTTATCGTGAGGCTTAACCACAATATCGATGGTATTTTTTACAATTTTTTCTATCAAACCGTCGTATAATTTGGTGTCTAATAACCATGGGGTGTCACCCCACGGAAGAACTTGAAATTTAACATCCGCACCAGGCTTTGATAGCAACCAACGAGCTATCTGTCGACAGTGGACGCCGTATCCGGATTGAGTTAACGCAGGACCTCTTACAACTACTCTTTTCATTTCAAATCTCCGTGTGGTTCCAAAGAGAATGTTTTTTGTTTTTCCAGCTTTCGATACAGCCAGTTAAAGTTGAATCCCAGTTTTTTATCATATCGTCGATGTCATAATCTTTGTAAGCATGATGCATAGCCTTTAGTCCTAACTCTTTTCTTGCCTGGGGTCCTAATTCATGCATTTTTAAAAATGCGTCGGCTAATGTCTTGTGAGATATTAAATCTTCATAAATGTATGGAACCATTTGATTACCAACTAAAGCACGAACTTCAGGATTTAAACCGATACCGTATTGTTCTCCAGTTTCGTGATCTTCGACTTGCCGAGTTAAGCCTCCTGTTTTTATTGTGATGATTGGTTTACCTGCCATCATCGATTCAAGCGTCGGTAAACCGAATCCCTCGTTGCAACTACGATTGACTATCGTATCAAAAGAATTGTATAACAAATTCATTTCTTCAAAGGCAATTCGACTCTTAGAAAAAACAATATTTTTTTGTACTTTCAAAGTTTCTGCGACGTGATAAAGATTTGGACCTTCAGGATCTAATGGTTCGGTGTGCATTACTAGCGTCGCATTTCTATGACCACGTTTCGCTTGTAATTCATCCAAAAACATCTTCCACGATACGATAATATCACTCGGCATTTTACGACGAGCATTGCGAGAAACATAACCAACTAAAAAATGATCTACCTTATTTTCTCCGACAAGCTTTTTTCTAAATTCCCTTACAACGTTGTCTGGTAAGGGTTTGTATAGATCTTTTGGCACTGCGTGTGGAATGTAGTTCGTTTTTTCAGGAAAGCGTTCCTTGACCATCTGATAAGTCGGCCAATTGATGCAATTGATGAGATCCGTCGACTCGTATAAAACTCTATTAAAATCCGGCCATGGATCATTATCCCACAAATGCCAATATGTTATAGGACAAATCTGACGTATCTCGTCGGCCATTTCCCAAACCCAAATAAAAAAACGAGGATCTGTAAATAACATCACAGCGTCGGGACGTAATTGCACCAACGTTTGCCTTAAAAGATTTCTATCGCCGAATCCATCGGTTGGTTTTACTATGAAGTCAGGATTAATCGCTACGGTGTCATAGTTGTCGTGGCGAACAGCTCCACCAAAACAACGAAAGCTGTATTTACCTGTGTTTATTAGACCATGAATCAACCATCTTGCTTGTGTGCCGACACCTGAAGTTGACAGAGGATGATCGCACAACATTAATATAGTTTTTTTATTCATCGTGTTCTTATCGTAATATTTTTTTTAGATTTGTAACCTTTTTTAGACGCAATGTTCAGTACCTTTATATTCACACCAAGTGCAAGCGTCTCGATTTTTTAATGCAACGCCTCTTTTTACTGAGGTAATCATATTACTAACAACTTTTAGAGATCGTTTGATAGGAACTTCCCCAAGAGAAACTGAAAATAACTCGCAATGATCGCCAGGTTTCGCTGACTTCTTAAGAAGCACAAAACCGCAACGGACGTCTTTCATAGGAATTGCCGGATTCTTTTGACACCAATAATTCTTATAGAGAGCCAATTGAGCTTTTACCATGTCATCGCTGCGCTTTTCGCGAAACCATCCGCGCGAGGTCGTTTTCCAGTCGAGAATCCAATAGATCGTCTCTCCTCGTTTACCTTTTGCCTTGATGACACCGTCGATGAAACCCTTGAAAGCATGCGGATGATTTTCAATCGCTTCATAAAGTTGATGCTCGGCGTCGAGGACTTCCCATTCAAGGAAAGTCTCATCTAAAAACCTTGGAACTTCTGAGAGAATTAGTGCAGCTTCTGACTTTGCTTTTGCAAGAGATGCTGGCGAAAAGTCTGGATTTCCTTCGTACTTCGCCCAGGCTTTCTCCATGTGCTCGAAAGCAATCTCGAGTTTCATCTCGCGAGTCAGTAGGTAGTGCTCGCATGACGCGTGGACAGCAGTACCAAAGTCTAGTATAGGAGATGGTTTCGAAAGATCAACTTTTTTGATATGAACTAAATTGTGACGATACGAACACTCTTTCCAGAGCTTAACTTCTGAAAATGAAACGTGCTGTTTTCCCGTCGGTAGTACCTCAAACGAGGATGTTACTTCTTGCATTGAAACATAGTAACACCCCCTAAGTCGTTAGTTCAAGTGTTGGGCTTTTCTGATTATTGCAGCGCTTCTTTTGTGGCTTTGGTTATGTCTATGCCAAAAGATTTGAAAACTTCTTTTGTGACAAGAAAAATTTTTACGTTTGGGTTTGATGCAAATACATGATCAAATTTTTCTTTTTGAATATCTTCAAAAAAAGCACCTTTAACATCTATATAAACATCCCACATTGGAACATAGAAATCTGGATAATAACTTTTTTCATTTCCTGCAGCATCGTAATATTTCAACCGGCCTTCATGAGATTTATACTCAATGCACAAAGAATCCATGTGACGGGCAAAAACTACTTCCCATGTTCCTTGAAGCTTGACTATTTCACCGTTTGGTTTAACGTGATCAAACCATTTGCAACGACCAACTGGCGAATGATTGTATTTTCCAGACGCCCAAGCATCTCTTGTGGTTTTTGAAGCTTTTTCTTTCCAAGAGGGATCAGAAGCAAATTTGTAGCTTCTAGTTTGTCCTTGTCTCTTGGCGACGTCAGGATTTTTCATTCCATTTTTGTCGCCTTTGTTTATTTCTCTTTCTACAGACGTTTCACTAATTTTTTTGGCCCATTCAGGATGAGACTCTTTTGTCCTGTATGCTTTTCCGTAAGCAGGATTTCCTTCACCTGCATAAGATTTGTTGACACATTCTCTTGTGCAATATTTTTGTTTTCTAAGCTTATATTGAACTTCAAAATTGCAATTGCAACCTTTGCATGTCAAGGTAACAGTTTTTGCCATGTTTGTAATTATAGGTCATGGTGGGCACTGTTTATCCTTTTTCATTTTTTTTGACAGAAACTGCTCGACCAACTAATTGTTCCCAATCTCTTTCAGGCCTAACTTCTAGATTTTTTTCCCATGCAGCTTTCATGATTTTTGCGTCGACTCCAAGGGCATTTGAAACATAAATCATTGCATTAATGTCCTTACAAAAACAGCTGCCTCCAAAACCTAAATGGCCGTCTGGACCTGGCACGTTCCAATGACTGGGTCCTACTCTCGCGTCGTGAGAAGCGTACTCAACCACTTTATCATAGTCAACGTTAAGACCTGCCTTATCTAGCGCTTCACAAACTTGAAGCATCTCGTTAGCAAAAGCGACCTTGACAGTCAAGAAATTATTCGTCAAATACTTTACCATCTCTGCAGTCGTCGACGATGTTTTGATCATCTTTGCATTTGAAAACGCTGTTCTAAAAATTTGTTTAACAGTATTAATCCAAGGCCGTGGACCTCCCAAAATAATTCTATCTTGATTGCGCATGTCTTCGAGAGCTGTTCTTTCTGTCAAAAATTCAGGATTAAAAACGACGCGTAAACCTGATTCTTTAAACATTTCGTTCCACTTCTCAGTAGATCCGGGTGGAACTGTGGACTTAATTACGGCGATTCTTTCGCCAGGCACCGCGGCCAACTCTTTTAAAGCGCCTTCAACAATACTGAGATCTGCTGAACCATCTTCGAGCATAGGCGTAGGAAGGCACACAAAATAAACATTAGAAAAACCAGGTGTTCCACCTTCTTCATTATCTCCGATTAATTCTGCAATGGATCCTGGGTATCCAGCAACCGGATCTCCGTGAGACGGTAGCGCGCCTTTTACGTACTTACCGGATTTATCGTAAGCGTAAACATCAAACCCACGTTCTGCGAAAACAGTTGTAAGCGATCCACCAACGAACCCTTGACCTATCACGGCTATACTTTTCATGCTTTTGTCTTTCTTTTCACACGTATTTTTTATTTAAAGCTATTATATCAGGATGTTCATTTAATATTTCTATTATTTCACTTGTCGTACCATCTATTTTTCTCTTGTTTAGCTCACCGAATATAAAAGAAACTACTTCAAAATCTTCATGATTATCGACAGTGTATCTATACCCTGACCAGTCTTGAGAATTTTTTAACATGCCTGTTTTAAAAATTTCTTTTTCTCGACACATATAGTGAGTAACATGTTCTCTTCCTTCTGTAGAATTTTCAAGAGAATTAGCTTTTTCTAGAGCATTAAACGAAAAAATCTCTATATCCGATCCATTTGGATACACGCTTAAGTTTGCAGGACAAGTATTCGCGTAATAAGATAATTCTGGATCAGCATTAAAATTTTCGAGACATTTATCTATCATTAAAAAATCTATTAAAGGACAGTCTGCTGTCAATCTTACAACGACATCTAAACTATAGCTTTTTGCACATTCATAATATCTCTGTAAAACGTCGGATTCAGAACCTCTAAAATAGTCAATATTATTTTCTTTACAAAAATCTTCTATTACGTTATCTTTTTCAAGAATAGACGTAGCTACTACAATCTTGTCTAATTTTTTAGACTTTCGAACGCGTTCTATCATATGAAGTAAGAGCGGTTTTTCTCCTACATTCTTTAAAACTTTACCAGGAAGACGAGTAGAACCCATCCTTGCTTGAATAATTGCGCCAATCATTTTTAAATTCTCATCTCTAAGTAAGTCTAGCGAAACCTTCTTCCTTTACTCTCGTTTCAAGTTTTTTGAATAAAGTATCATCGCTTAGATGTTCAGAAAGCGACTTTATCACATCTCTAAAATTTTTAATATATTCGTCGACAGCTTCTTTAGTGTGAGAAGCTGAAACGTAAATACTAGGCGCTGAAAGATAACCTTTCTTAAGCATTTCCTGCGTTATGAACGTTAATATTTCTGCATTTTTTATATAGTTTAATTTAAAGGTTATTAAAGGTGCATACTCGGTTACCTTCGCATCTATTTCAAATTCTGAAAAAACTTTTTTCCACATATCGCCGATATATTTTCCGATATAGTTGATGTGATCAGGCACATTTTTCTGTTCAAGTTCATTTATAGTTGCAAGTGCTGCTACAAACCCCATTCTTTCGGTCCAGAAAGTGCTACTTACAAAAGTGTCTTGTGCTGACTCCATTACGCTCTTTTTCCCTACGATGGCTGATATAGGATAACCATTGCCCATAGCCTTTCCATAAACTACAATATCCGGAACTACTTCTTCGTACGTGTGATAAATTCCGCCTAAACAAGCTCGCCAGCCTGAAGATATCTCATCTATGATCAATAAGCAGTTTTTTTCCTCGCAAGATTTTTTAATCTCTTTTAAAAAATCCTGATTTGCCAAGTCGTATCTTGCACCTTCTATTACGATCGCTGCTATCTCTTTATCTTTTATTTGATTTTTTAAGTCTTCACAATTATTATATTTAAAAGGTATTGCAGTTCCTTTTAAGTTTTTAGGCACGCCGACAGGATCCAAGCCCGGTAAAAGATGGTCTTTCAAAGAGTCTGACGACGAAAGATTACTCGCTAAATACCAATCGCTCCATCCGTGATATCCACTAAATGCTATATCATCTTTACCTGTGTAAGCGCGAGCTATTCTAACCGCTATAGACATCGCTTCTCCACCTGTTCTTGCAAATTTTACTCCACCCGCAAAAGTATCGATCGAAAGAAGTTTTTCAGCAAGATAAACTTCTTCAGGACAATTTAAGGTAGTATTAATTCCGCGATCAATAATTGATTTTACCGCGTCGTCGACCGCGGGGTGCGAGTACCCCAATATTGCGGTGCCTATTCCCATTTGAGCCATGTCTATAAATTTGTTTCCTTCAAGATCCCAGATCTCTATTCCTTTGGCTCTCGAATAATACGTGGGCCATATGTCAGGAGCATATCGTTCTGGACGTTTAGAAAGTAAGCAATTCCCTCCCGGGATTACTGTTTTTGCTTTTTCCCAAAGACTAATTCCTTTATTCATGTCGAATCCTATCTTTCTAAGATAAAATATTTTTTTACGAATCCGCAATGTTCGAAAAGCTTGATGCTTGCTTCATTTTCTAGTTTTATTTTTGCATAGGCATTAGGGTATTTTTGCATGATTTCGTTTATCATAAAAGCTCCTATACCTTTTTTCTGGTGATCAGGATGAGTAGCTACACGAATATCGTCATTTATAATTCCTACGTAACCAACTGGCTCAAGACCATCTAGACATATCCAGAAATTGTGACCATTTTCTTTCATATATTCGATCTGCTGCTCGCTCGAGATATTTTCTTGTTTTATAAAACCTATTTTAATAGAATCTAAATTTCTTAATCTTCTTATAAATTCCCAATACTCTTCAGCATTTTTTACCAGTTTATATTTTTCCATTTTAAAAGATCCTTAGGCTTATTGTTCGATTGAAGAAAATCTTCTATATTTTAAAGTTTCTTTTTCAGCGGATGTAACGCATAAAGAGTTGTCTCCTAAAATTTGATCGGCTTCGTGAAGCTTTTCTACTAAATCTTTCATTTGCAATTCTGTTATTGAAACGACACTGTCTACGCATTCAAAGTCATCGTCTACTTTAAAGTGTTTTTCTAAAACTTGAGCGCCTCTTAAAAAAGCGTATAAGGCAGTTTTAGTATTCGGAGTGTGATCAGATTGACCAATAACACACTCGAAATTATCTCTTAGAAAATCTATAACAGATAAATTTGAATCAATTTCTAGAGTCGGATATGCTGAAATGCAGTGCAACAATGTTATCGATGCATTAGTTCCTAAAATATCGACAGCTGTCTTCACCTCGCTTAAGTTAGACATACCTGTCGACATTATTATAGGTTTCTTTTGTTGGGATAGTTTTCTTAAAAGGCTATGATTAACGACATCAAAAGAAGCTATCTTGTAGAACGGAATATCTAAAGCTAAAAGACAATCGACACTTTCATCGTCAAATGGCGTCGAAAAAAAATCTAGGCCGAGGGTGTGGGCATGATTCTTTAGTAATTCAAAATCTCTCATTTTGATTTCACAACTTTTTAAAATATCAAAAATTGGAGAATCTTTTGAAACTCTTTTTTCTGTTATATAAGTTTGAAACTTTACGCTGTTAACTCCTGTTCTAGCAGCCGAGTCTATTAGCTTAAAAGCCTTATCTAGACTACCTCCGTGATTTATTCCAATTTCAGCTATTGTGTAAAATCTATTTTTAGTATTGTAACCGTGACTATTAAGATCTCTAAACATTTTATTTATCACCACGCGGAGAATCCTCCATCAACTATTAAATTTTGTCCTGTCACGTAACTAGACGTATCGCTAGAAAAAAATAAAAATGCTCCTAAAAGATCCGAAGTGCTTGCCATTCTTTTCATCGGACATTTTTCATTATATTTTTTAATGAAATAATCTGGCTGAGGATTTTTAACATTAAAAACCCCACCTGGCGAAACGCAATTTACTCTAATTCCTTTTTCTGCAAGAAGTACCGCAAAATGTTTCGTCATTTGTATGATACCTGCCTTAGAAGCACCATAAACCTCAGAACTCATGTTTCCAATATCAGGATATATTCTTGGATCACAACTAACTGAGCCATATATCGAACCTACATTTATTATAGATCCCACTCCTTGTTTTTTTTCATCAAAAATCTTTACGTAGTTTCTGATACAATTAAACGTGCCCCACACGTTAACTTCTAAAACTTTTAAAAAGTCTTCTTTTTTTCTTTCTGTAAAGAAGTCAAAAGTAGGAATTCCTGCATTGTTTATTAAGACGTCTATTGATCCAAACTTAGAAGAACAATCTTGAAAAAAATTATAAGTATCGTCAATAGATGTTACGTCGAAATCTTGAACATCTGCCCTTATTACTTTTGCGTTATTTTCTTCTAGAAAATTACACAAAGCTGAGCCTATCTGTCCTTTGGCTCCTGTAACTAATATAGTCTTGTTTTCTAAAGAAGTGTTAATTGACATAGCACGTCTCCGAGGTGTTCTTTATAAAAAGAGTATATTAAAAAACGTTATTTTTTTACATTAATTAAATTTTGACTTGATCTTAAAGATTTTAGAAATTCAACGAGTTTATCAAAGTCTTTATAATATTCAGGAGTTATATACTGAATATTAAAACTCGTCGACATATTCAAAACTTCGTCGACATTTTTTGCATCGGGTATTTCGTGCACGTCGAGAGCTGTCTCTTCCTTTTTTTCAGGTATGGATGGTTGACAAAATTGAATCTGAACCATTTTCTCAAGTGGCAATTGGTTCTTGTAATCGTCGTAATCAACGCCTAGGTTGTGCGATGAAACTTTAGCGTGAGCATTATCAAACAAAAAATTAATGTTGTTATCAAAAACTAAGTCTCTTAAAAAAGAAGGATCGCAAACGTTTTCATACGCTGGCGTAGGATAGAAGTTATTGTTCTCTATCGCGATCAAAACATCTTTTCCAAGTATATTTTTTATAATCGATGTATTTTTTTCGGTGTTAAGATACATTTCATCGCGCGTATAAATTTTACCAGCAGGGTATGCGATTATTCCTGTTTCGCGTATTTGATCACATGCCCAAGCGCAATGAAAACTTATTATTTCTAAATTTTTTTTATTTTTTGCAATCTTTTCGACAAATTTAAAATCTTCATCTTTTAAATTGTGTATCGGTTGAATGTTGTCTGCGTGAAATGCTGTTTGTTTTTCTATATCCTCTTGATAGTCTATTTTGTTTGGTCTTACTTCTAAAAAATCATAAAGATCTAAATCTCTAAGTTTCTGTACTTTTTCCTTAGACTCAAAGTGATGCGAAACTGGCAAACATATCTTAACACTCATTATAAAACCTCGTAATATTTTCGCAAACGTAATCTACTTGATCGTCTAAGAGAGTATCGAACAACGGTAATCTAACGATTCTATTACTCTCTGATGTGGTGTTGATGTCGTTACCTACAAATTTACCAAATTTTTTACCCCCTGGGGATGAATGCAAAGGAACGAAATGGAACGTTGAACTTATTCCTTTCGATTGAAGAAATTTCATTAAATCTGTTCTTCTTGTTTCATCGTTCAATCTAATTCTGAATATATGAGCATTATGATCACAATCAGCGGGTACATAAGGTAGCTCGAAGTTATCTTCATTTCCTAAAAGGTTTTGGTAATATCTTTTCCACAGGCGCTTCCTGTTGTTGGTAATATCTAACCCGTGTTCTAATTGACTAAAAAGAAAAGCAGCGCTAAGGTCACTCATAACGAAACTTGAGCCTAGTTCGAACCACATATACTTTTCGCAATTTCCATCTAAGAATTGTCTTCTATTCGTTCCTTTGTCAATCGTTATATGAGACTTGTCAAAAAAAGACTCGTTGTTTATAACGAGGCTACCGCCTTCTCCACAATGCAAATTTTTAGTATCATGATAACTAAAAGTAGCTACATCCCCGAATCCACCTAAGTGTTTTCCTTTATAGTAAGAAAACATCGATTGCGCTGCATCTTCTATTACTAATAGCTCGTGTTCTTGTGCTATTTTTAATATTTTTTCCATGTCACATGCTATGCCGGCATAGTGCACGCATACGATTGCTTTCGTTTTTTTAGTGATTGCTTCTTCTATTTTATTTGGATCGATATTTAAAGTTTTTCTATCTATATCGACAAACCTTATATTGATTCCTCTAAGCGCAAAGGATGTAGCCGTCGTCACAAATGTAAAACTAGGCATGATAACTTCGTCACCCGCTTTAAGCCCCAGTATTATTGAAGAAGCCTCCAACGCATCTGTACAAGAAGGTGTCATAAAGACTTTTACAGTTTTTTCAAATAGACTCGAAATCTTATCTTTACAAAGCGTAGAATAAGTCCCATCTCCGCCAGAGAGAATTTTGTTTTTTATAGATTTTGAAATATAATCTAGCTCAAATCCAGTAACGACAGGAACATTAAAAGGTATTTTCATGTTTATTTTTGAAGATCGAAAAAATCTTCTGCTTTTTCTGATAAAGTATTTCAGCTTGACGGATTTCTAAAAACTATCTTACTGATAAGATGTTATAAAAATTTTTATGGTAAGTGAGTAAATTTCAATCTTACTTGTATAAAACAGCACAATCAATCATTGATAATCTTAATCAATGTTTCTGCAACGTTTTTTACAGTTGATATATAGCTTTGACCTAGAATTGGATGGTTTTGGTAGTGGACATATTCATCTTTTACTTCGTGCTTTGTTCGTAAAAATTCTCGAATATAAAAAGCTGGATTTGACTTGAATTCTTCAAATGCGTACTTTTTTCCAAAAGTCAATGTTGATATATCAAAATTAGTTTTTTCGATGTAACTTTTGACATATCCGTTACTTAAGAACAGTTCGTAACCAGAATTATTTGAAGTTTTTGAATCGTCTGGATGCATTCCTACATTTAGATGTACTAAATTATAAAGATAATGTTCAAACGAGACGCATGAAATTGAACTTATAGCAAAATCAGCGTAATTAACAAGTTCACAAGCATGTTCTTCCTTTATAACAGGAGTAACCCAGCTATAATGCTCATTAGAAAATTTTCCACTATAATATTCTTTTTTTCTTCCATAGTACTCATAAGGATGAAGTTTACTCATTAAAAAGTATCCTTCTTCTTTTAATAGATTCGCTATGTTATTTAATTCTTTGTGCAACCAGTGCGAAGATAAAACGCTTGGATGACCATGCTCTCCATCTGGAAAAAACCCGACTACTTTTAAATCTTTTGGTATGTTATAGAAATCGTAGAATTCATTTACGCTCAATTGTTTACAAGAAAGCTGTTTTTCCCAAGACAAATTTGAAAGAAGCGGAATTTCAAAAGATTTTGAAATATCATTTTTATTCATACTAATATGAGCGGTTTTTACAAGATTCAGTTGGTTTAAAGATGGAAATCCGTAAGCAGTACAACCTGTTAAAGGTGCATAGTCAAGATTAGCAGAGTCTTGAAAAACTATTGTTTTTTTTCTAGCGTTTTGAAAGCTAGAAACAAGAGACATTCTTGCGCCGGTACAATTTTTGTTGTGTCGAGCTCCAAAAATAAGAGCATCATATTCGCTTGGCTTGGGATAACCAAATCTAACTCGTTCATCAAAAAAATCAGATTTTTTATAATAGTCTTTTGAAAAACAATATTTACCAGGAGTGTTTGTTATATAAAGATCTGCTTCAAATCCAAGTAATTTAAGTTCATCTAATAATTGTAACTTTGTATAAAAAGTTGCAATATCACAACAATCAAAAAAAATTGCGACTTTGTTCATGAAATACCTTTGCACGATCAGCGTTTCGAAACGCCACATTTTTTACGAGATCTACCAACTCAACTTTCTTTAACAAGAAGTTAACGTCCAAATGTTCCAGCACCACCAGTGATAAAAACAGTTTTATCTTGATATTTCGTCATATTGTTATCTGAAGCAAAAAGTCTTTAATTTTTTGAGGATCGCAAGGATCTATTAGCTTTTCTGACAAAGTAATCTCATTGAAATTGAGTTTACAAAAATTTTCATAAAATTCGTTTGTTATCGATATTAAGTTACTAACTTGCGGTTTGTAATATTTCTTAGAATAATCTGGTATACACAAATCGACAAAGTTTCTATTTAGATGAATTAAGTCGGTATATGCTGAAGTTCCAAACCCAATAGAAAAATCACTAATCATTGGTAATAATATCGACTCAGTTGGATACCAAATATCATCGTAAAAAATATTGCTAAATTCTTCAGGAACTAATTGGTTTTTTTTACGTTGCTTAATGTAGATTTTGTATCCCAAATTCAGTAACTTTTCGTGTATCTTCTTAAAAAGATCTTTGCTTCCCTCTTCGGGATAAAACATCGTCACCGTCTTGGTTTCTAAATTCAAAGACTGCGATTTACTTTTTTCAATGTGATAAGTCC